AACTGGCGGATACGTGGGGCGTCTGATACCGGGTTCAGGGCATAAGACACACGGTTAAACAGTTTCTTGAACTTCCGTCCTTGGGGAGTTCCTTCCTCGGCAGCTTTGATTGCGTAGGCAGAAAGGGTGTCGTTAACCAGATCACCGTAAAGATAGTTGGCAGCAGACTTTGCGGAAGAACCGGAGAAGGCGGAAATGACGTAATCAATGTCCGTGCTGGCACCGTCGATATGCCGTGAAGTGAGAAGGTGTTTACCAAATCCCCTCACCTTGTAATGCGACATGACATCACCGGCAAGAGCCTCTTGCTGCAAACTCTTGTAAGCTGCGGGGTCCATGCCACCTTTGTCTTTGATAAGACCCATTGTGCGCTGTGTGACAAGATACGTCACGAGATTGATGTCTACCTGTGATGGGTTCTTGACAAACTTACCGATGTTGTTGTAGGTCATCTGGAACAAACCGTCTGGAGGTGTAATGGTCAGATCGGGTCTGTTCTTGTATTTGGCGACTAGTTGTTTGTGAACACCAATCACATCTTTTAGTTTGGGTTTACCTCCTCCAGGAGCCATCATGGTGTAAAGACCGACAAGATCGCCGTTCTTGTCAACCACACGAAGTGCCCAGTTACCGGAACGCATTTCGGGGACATAAGGAATACCGTTACGCTTGAACCCTTCAAAGTCCTTGATGTAATCAACAAGGTCTGCTAGATCACCGAGAATCTTTCGCTCCTCGGGACTGGACCTGACTTGGTTCTTAAGATCGGCACGCTTTTGTTTAATCCACCCGAGCATTTCAGGAATTGTTCCTTTTGCCGGGAACGTTGTGAACGCCGGGACACGGGCCAGTGCTTCCATCTTGCCGCGTGTTACTTGCGCGTGAAAGTCCAAAGGAAGGGAAAACACTTTGGACATGGCTCTGATCTTGTCCACAGCAACAGGGGACAATTGGACTCTCTTGCCGTTGTTGTTGGTGTAGATGACCGGGCCATCCCCGTTCAGAGATACGTCCTGCGCCTTGAGCGCCAGAGCAATCGAGAACAATTCGTAACGGTCGGGCCACTTCTTGATTTCTTCAAAAGACTTGGCCCACGCACCGTGCAAAGCAGCTTGCGCTTGTTCTCGTTTAAGAACCAGAGTTGACGAGAAAGCGGCATCGGCATCTTTCTTTGCCCAGTTGCGCCAGTGCCCAAGACCTGATAACCATGACGAAAGCTGGTTGTTCCACCCGGTTGTGTTGTTACCGTCATAGATGTAATCCATTACGTCAAGCTGACGATCAGGAACCTCGGTGGCAATCTCTTTGTTACGTTTAACGGCACGAGCCAGTTCAGCATCAATGGTAGATTTAGACGGGGCGTGTTCCGTCAACTTAGCCATGGAGAATTTGGACGATTGCTTTTCCTTGGCATTAAGAACCGCTCCAAGCTGGCGCTGATTGGCTTGATACAAAGCCTTGTCCATAGCCTTACCGAACTTACCGGAAAGAATCTCATCGAAGATACGTTCTGCATCACGCTTGCTTGCAAAGGACTTATCCAGTTTCTCTCGGAGTTTGTTTTGGATAGCACGAATGGCATCAAGGATGTTGTTGATAATCCGGCGAAGAAGGGGACTGGACGGCTCCTTGAACGAAGGGTCGTTTACCTTATCTACGCCGTAAGCCTTACGTAGTTCTACGGCAGCCCTGTTGTTGGACCGAGAGGCATAGTCACCAATGGTGTAAGCCAGAATCTCAGCCCTGCCTTCCGGGTCGTTCAGATCAAACCCGTTGATAAGATCGACAAGATCAGGGCGCTTCATAAGCTCCTTGTGTTGTTCCTTTAAAGCCTTGTCAAACACACGTTGCATGTCAGTGGTAAGGAACTTGTTGGTGTCGAGGGCGTGAACAATCTCGTGGACGATTGTTTCAAACGTGTCTACGTTATCTTCCTTCGTAAACTTTCCGGCAATCTTTTGCCGAATGTCGTAGCCAATGTTGATGATGACAGCCCTTGTCCCGTCCTCAAAATTCTTTTGCTCGCCCCCGGCCCTGCTGTAGGATTTCTTGCCAGTCTCCTTGTTTGTTCTTTCAACAATGATGTCATCTGCAACGACTGCCGTAATAGACGATCCAGCGTTACCGCCCATAAGACGTTTGGCTACGTCTTCAACAAGACCTTTTACATCAAGGGCAATCCTTGATACATCTTCAACAAGGTCGGCAGGAAGTGTGTCGTTGATTACAGGGACATACTCGATGTTTGTAATAGGATCGTTAGAGTAGAGAGTGTCGTCAGTCAGGGTGGCCGTAGTGGATAGTTTACTGGTGTCGCCAACAGCTTTTGCGCGACGGAGGAAATCAGGTAGACGAAGCTGGTCATCGTCAATGGCTGTGGATTTAACAACGTTGTCAACAAGAGCCTTTGGGTCGGAGGGGGGGTTGGCAACGATTACTGCATCTTCTGTTTTCTTTGCTAAAGAAAGAATGCGAGAAACATTTACCGGCTCTATGTTAATTGCGTCCGCGTTGAAATAAATTTTCACAAGATGGGGTTTAGTGTTTGTGAACTTACCCCCAATGTGGGTGATGCCGCCATAACCTTGTTTTGACAGTGAACTGTTGAAATCGTCCAGTATGTCAGTAACCTCCCAAGCTGGTGTATTATGGTAGGCTGCATGTTCTCTAATCTGATCGTAAAAATCAGTGACACTGACTGTCCCATCAGGCTTAAGTGCGTATCGCATTGCGTCTGCAAAAATACTTTCCTGATCGACTGTTTTCAAGTCCTCCCCAAAGACTGTGCCGTATAGCTCTTTTAGACCTTCTTCGACTAAAAGATCGGCTTTACGGTATTCGTCGTAGTTATCTTCATCTACTCTAGTGACATCTATGTCAAAGGGTTCTGTTACTTTAATTCTTTGATCAATGTTGTAAAATTTTACAGGAGTTTTTTCATCTACTAGATAAACTACACCTTCAGGTGACTTACGTTGGTATCCTTTTGCTGTGTCTAAAGCATCTGTTGTGTAGAAACCTCCTCCGTAAATGTTTTTTTCACTTTGACTTTCATCAAATGTGTGTAATTTCTTAATAGGTTTTTTTGTTCCATGGAACTGTTGCCCTAACCCGCGTGTATCGGGGAGATTCTCAACAAGAGTGTCAAGAGCTTTTGTGGACAGTGTGTTAACTGTGACATCAGGCAGATTTGGAAAGACAGTCTGGACTTTAGCGATTTGTTCCTGACGAACCGGGTCTGCCTTGGACGCTTCAATAGCACTGGCAAACGTGGTCAAAGCCTCTGGATCGTTCTTCAGATTATTGTAGAACTTCTGTGTTTCCAGAGTCTCATCCAAACCCTTGACGATGTTGTTAGCGACCTTTGCCCGAGGTGAGCCGTCAAATGGGTTAGTGTCAGGGCCAGCTACTTGTTCAAATGTCTTGGCTACAACAGGGGCAAGACCGCTTTCCACGGCCCCGTTGTAAACCTCAGTGGGAGTCTTTGCGTCAAGGTCACTTTCAAACTTGGACACACGTTCTGCGTAGTAATCGTTCCACGTATCCCAAGCCTTCTTGCCCCCGGTCTGTTTACCTTTACTGGTTTTCTTTTCGGGAAAAGCTACTGGAGTTGTGTCAACAACAGGTTCGGCGTTTACCTTAGTTGTGTCCACAACCTTTGGCGCAACCACTGGTGAACCGTCAATTTCTATCTCAAAAGCGGACGTATCAATCTTGTCCAGACCATCAATGTTAGTGTCGGGTTGCGGAACAGTGAGTCCTGTGTCTGTTACTGGACCCTTTTTGCCTGTGAACTTACGGGCAGCTATAGCAGCCAGATCGCCACCGTTCTTGGCAGCAATACCTGTTCCGGCAAGAGACGTGCCGATGACACCCCCGACAAGGGCTGACATAACGACTTCGTTACGGACGTTCTCATCATTGATAAGGTCTGGCAAACCTCCATCGACGGATTGCCCCCACATCTCCAGATAGCTTTGTGTGCCTTCAGTCAGACTACCGACTGCACCAGCGCCGGTAAGAGCACCGACCGCACCAACAGCACGCCTTGCTGCCGGAGATTTGAACATCGCCTTAGGCACAATGGACGTAGCTTTAGGTGCCCTGATAAGTTTACTGAGAGGCTTAAAAGCAGCCGCAAGCAGCCCGTCTACAGCAGTTTCACCAAACCCGGCAATAACGCCACGGGCTGCGTCCGCATCGGACATCATCTTAACTTTGTCAGTCTCAGGGATCGAGTCGAAGTTCTCTCCGTAGAGAGCCTCCATTTCCCGCACACGGTTGACAGCTTGTGCGTTGATGTTCAGTCCTGTGTAGTATGCCGTGGTGCCTGCAAGGAAACCGATACCAGCACCGGCAGCCGTGCCTACACCAGGAATTGCTGTGCCCGCAAGAGCACCTGACGCCGCTTCCTCCTTTCCGGTTACAGCCATTGCTCCGAGAGAACGTGTCAGAACGTGTGTAATGCCAGTCGTGAGTTTGTTGAAATCACCCCCACTAGCCATGTCTACTTCAGACAGAACAGGGGCAACGATACTTCCTGCAATAGCTAGTGCAGGTTTGATAAGGTAGTCGTCGTAGTAGGTGTCCCCAAGGTTTTTTGCTTCATACTCACTGGCCTGTTTATCCAGTTCAAGGCTTTGTTTGACAAGATCGGCGTATGCTTTCTCGTCACCGCTCATCTTGGCAGCAAGGAGTTTATTACCTAGCTCAGTCTTCTTTACGTCAAAGGCAGCGAGGTCTGCGCCAGTAGCTACACCATCAACCGGATTGCCCATCGGATCAACTTGAGGAGCTATCGGTTGTGTTTGTTCAGTCTCAACAAGACCAACACCGAACTCACCGGTTTTGGGATCGAACCCGTAGGACAGGGTTAGCTTATCTGCTTCAGCCTCGATACGCTCTTTATCCTCCAAGGACATCCTTGGTTCTTTGGGGACAAATACATATTCCTCTTTGCCGTTAATCTCTCGAACCTCCATACGGGTTTTCATACCCTCGGGGATTTCATCAAAATCAAGGTAGTAGTTCTTTGGGCGTAGTGGAGGAGCGGAACCACCTTCAGGCGAGGTCTTTGGTTTTGCCTGTGACTGATCCGGGGTCACGATAGGCACAGTTTCTTCCTCGGGCAGTTTCCCGATTAACGTGACCTTACCAGTGATGGGATCGTAAGATAGCACGATAAACCTTTATCTTGTCTCTGCTTTAGTTGGCTAGGCTTGTGCCATTGGTTTACTTATCAACGGTTGAACGTAGAGTCTTTGCTTGGTTTAAGCAAGCCTCGTGCTGTTCCGGTTATTTCTTCAGCAGCTTTTCTCTGATCTTCTTCCAGCAAATCAAGCCTTTGCTGTATCTGGTAAGCTACATCCTTGTGTCCGTCTTTTGAAAGAGGGCCAATATAGCTCGACAAGTCTCTTGCCGCAGCTACAGCCTTTGGATAATTTCTTTCATCACCGTAAAGAGCGTCATCAAGTGTTTTCAGTTTTTGCTCCAGACCAGGGTATTTCTTTGGGTTATAGTCGGGTGGAGCATTTTTCTCGTCTTCATACTTCTGGCGAGCCAGATCAAGACGCAGGGCCGATAGTTCCGTGTTGGTAGCTGCGTTACCTACAGTAGCTAGTCCAAGCATCTCCCTCAAAGCGCGGTCATCTGCGTCTTTCTTGGCGCGGTAGTCGTCGTCCCTTGAACGATTATCCATCTGGTCCACAAGGTTCTGAATTTGCATCTGCTTGTATCGCTGGTTAAGCAGTCCCATTGGATCGACTTCCTCGCTTTTAAGGGAGCCGCCAATACCAGCAGCCAAACCTTCGCCAACAGGTGTTCCGCCCGAAGCAAGCAGGCTCAAACCGATGTTAAGAAGCGTGTCTGACAAATTATCCTTGCCGAACAACTGGTCAACCTTACGCTTACCACCACTCGTGGGGACAGACCCTCCGAACAAGGACTCAAGGAACCCACCTTCAGCATAACCTTTGTTGACAGGACCACCACCGGCAAGAGTGACACGGCCCATCATGTCCGAGGCAGAAGCACCCATACCGGGATCAACCCCAGTCCGTAGCCCGGACTTATACTGGTCAAGAAGTTGGGCCACCGGGTTGCCGCCACGGTCGGCAGGGTTGATGTTCTCGATAGCAACAGGACCGGCGTTATAGGACACAGCAGGCGATACAAACCCGCCACTTGTGTTGCTAATGTCGGGTCCCTCGGAGAGAAGAACAGGGTTCACAGGGGCCTGATTAGCGCCGCTGTAACCTCCGGGCGTGGACGTAATACCATTATCTTTGAACGGGTTCTGTGTCTGGCGGATAACATCGCTGGATTCCCCCATAGAGAACGGATTACCGACACGGCCACCGTAGGCATACTTCTTGACAGGACCACCCTCCTTTTGTCCGCGTGGGTTAAGAGCATTGGTGATATTTCCCCATACAGAACCCAGACTACTAAGTCCACCAAGACCAAGGGCACCTGAACCCATAAGAGAAGCACCGCCCGTGAACGGAGCAGCGACAAGAGAGGCTACACCAAGGATGGTGCTGAGAGGATCGCCTGAAGTCTTCTGGGTAGTCTTGGAATCCTGCCCAATAGAACCGGGAGACAGAGCGCCCGTGACGTTAACAAGGTTCCCCAGTTTGTTTGCGCGCTGCATGATCTGATTGTAGAAATCCTGCGCTCTCAGATCGAGGTCCATCTGTTCTACACCACGTTCAGCTTTACCGGCTGCTTCCATGGCGGTAGCATCGGTCAGACCGTATGCCTGTCCTTGGCGGGCCAGATCGACAAGACCACGGGCGTTACCGGACATACGATCAATCTGTCCAAGAAGGGTAGACAGACCTTGGTTGTAGTTGTCCGACATGCCGCGATAGTAGGTATCGCCAATGTTGCGCTGGGTATCGGCCATGTTCATGCCTTCAAGAAGTCCTTGGCGAGAGCCACCAAAGGCTCCGCTCAAAGCTGACCTTGAACCGATGTCCAGATTGTTCCTGTCCCCTTGTTCACGGATGCGGTCGATGGTCCGGTTAAGGACTGTCTCCGTGAACGGGTTCATGTATTGCTCTAGTTCAGCCTGTGTAGGCGCACGCCCTGAACGCGCAAGAGCTTCCTGTTGTGCAGCCAGACCTTGGTCAATGGAGCCTTGATACTTGCCCATCAACTGGTCAAGCATGGTGTAGGCTGTGTTCTCTCGGTCAGACAAATCCGCAGCACGGGCGAACGGATTGGCTACAACAGGATCACGGTTCTGGGCAAGAGCCGACGAGACAAGCTCGTTATACATCCCTTGCAGTTGAGGTGTAACTACGGGACGTGACTTGGTTGAGGAAGTGGTTGTCTTGCTACCCATATTATTTACGCGGCCTTGTTATAGATGAACGATGTGCCTACGCGCTGTAGTCCACGGTAACGGAACACACGGTCATAGACGGCGAAGTTGGTTTCAGGGGCAGCGATGACATCGAAGTAAAGTGGGATGTTTGTGACATCGGATACGTCCTTGAAGAAATCCATAAGAAGTGTAGCAGCACTGGTCCCACGATAGCCTTGCTCTACATAGAACAGGACGTTGTTCCACGTCTTTGCAGAAGTCCACCACATCTCGATCTGAGCAATGATACCGATACCGGCAATCTTGTTGAACTCGGTATCAAATACAATAACGCCGTATGCTTCCTCGTTATCGACAAGAGCCTTTAGCTTTGCTTCACAAACAGCCCGGTCCTTTGGAACAATAGCTGTGATTTCATCGAACTCCCGGATTGATTCAATGTAGTCACAGATAACTGGAATATCTTCTGAAGCAAAACGTTGCAGGACCAGAGCCATGTTACTACCGTGTCTCCTTTGGCATCTTTACCTTGCCACCAAGGAACAATTTAGCCATCTCGTCTGGCTGTTCTTTCTTGCCCATCTTCTTGACCCGGACTTCCTCGATCATCCGAGAAAGAATAGCAGACCCGGCCTCGGAGTTGCCGTCCCCGATCATGGAAACCACATCAGCCGGGATGACAAATTCACCTTCACTAAGGGCGGCGGGCTGCTGACCGTCGATCATGGCTGGCACAGTGTCGGCCATACCTTGCTTGGGGTTCTCTTTAGCCATGCCGCCAAGGAGTTTGAGAAGGGATTTAGGTTGAACGGTTGCCATGGTCTGTGATTTTATCCTACTAAAATAGCCGTTTGCTAGGCGGGGTGGTTATCAGTTGACACGGTTGTTGTTCTTGAGGACGTAAAGTAAAGTCGTCAGATTGTCCCGTACTTTGTTCAAACTCACCGTATCTCCGGCAATTGAAAGGGAAGTCCTTGAGGCTGTAGTACTTGGGTTGATAACCCATGTGTTATTATTGTTGTTGAACAACAGACTGATGTTCTGGTCAAGGGCACGGACCACATTATCCAGATAATCCTTAAGTAGTTTCGGGTCCGAACAATCGTAAAGAGAAGGTCTTGGCAACCTTAACGGAGCCTTGATGTTTGGGTTAGCCACGGCTTTTACCTCTGCCCATCGGGCTTGATACGAAGCCTTGTCTTACCGATCTGGACGTTGGAGTTAACGCCTGACAAAGTGTATCTCATTTCCATCTGACGGCCCCGGCCCCTCATGTAAAGCACGGGCTGGCCTGCAACAGAGAACGGACCCTTGTAAGTCTCCTCCGATGACTCAGGGTATTTCTTGAACCCGAACTCGATCTTGAAATCTCCTTGGACGTATTTGTAGTCAGGAACGTATTGGTCCACGAACATGATGTCAGAGCCATCGTCAATATCGAAGAAGGACGTATAGAGAAGGAACGGCAGTTCTGCCCCATCGGCATTGGCCCCTGTCTCGTGGTAGAAAGCCGTGGTGCTGGTATTAGTGGCAATAGGCCGAGAGAACACGGAGGCATCTTCCCACGTGGTGCGCCTGCGCTGTCCGTCATACCAGAGATTGTCCATGAAATTATAGACAATGTATCTGTCGTTTTCCTCGGAGTTTCGGCTTGGGTAGAACCACCAGATTTCCGAGAACTCGGCATTGACCCCGCAGAACACCTTGAACGCTTGCTGTTCGTTCAGCCCGTCCCCGAAGTTCTTGTTGAATATGTTGTCGTAAAGAGAGCAATCGAGTTTCTGGACCGAGCCGTTGTAGACAAAGAAACCGGCACTGGACATCCAGTAAACAACACCGTTCACGTCTCGTGCTGCCTGCGGGCCAATAAGACCGCAATTGGCACCGACCTTCTCGATGGAGAATACGTAGTCGCCACCTACATAGGTCTGTCTGTAGACACCCGTATCCGTGAACACGACTGTCTCAGCCTTGGTGGTGATGGCCCGGACAATCTCGTTACCGTCCTGAATCCTGATTTCGCCTGACGCATTGGTCACAGCCGGATTGAACTGGGTGTAATCTTCGTTAGATGACCAGCGGATAAGAAGCGGATCGAACGGACCAAGATAGGCCGAAGTCCCGTAACAACAAAGGATACGAGGAGGGTTGATGACCGAGATGGAGTTGGCTTTAGTTGGGGCACCGCTGATCTGGGAGGCACGCACACCCGTCCCAAGAGTGCGGTCCCACAGATAGATACCTCCTCCTCGGTAGTTGGCAATCAAATCCTCACCCCAGTTCTCCAAAACCCAAGTACGGAGCAAGAGAAGGTCTGCCGAGGACACAGGCACACCTACGCCCCATCCGCCACCAGAGCCGCCCCAAGGGCCACTACCCCACCCTGCGGCCACGGTAGACGATGATCGCCCGGAGGCAAGAAGGAACTGGAGGGAGATGGAAGTCCCTACGTCCGTTACCGTAGACGTAGCTGTGACACCCGCATCGAACGTAAAGTTGTTGGTATCGGCTGAGACAACAGCATAAACGGAGTTGGCTGCAAGAGGGATACCGTCTACGTTGACAGAAGTTGCAACCACGAACCTGTCATTGACAGCGGTTCCGTTGTTGTTGAGGGACACACCGACAATGGTTGAGCCGGAGGTAGCAGAGAAGATGGACGTAGCTACAACAGAAGTCTGGACCGGAGTAATATCCGTAAAAGTTGTTTCGTTGTAGATACTTAGCTGGTCAGTTGTCCCTACAGCATACCACCTGTCACCTTGAAGATCGGACCAGGATTGACTGTCTCGGGCGATACCTACATAAGTAGCCGAGGTAGTGACTTGCTGGAACCCACCCATCTTCTTTGGGTTGCCGTGCTGGAACCTTGCCCATTGGCACGAGACATAAGAACCCTCCGACTGATACGGAGCGTCGTTCTTGTTGATACCCGGCCTGATGTTTATGACTTTGAGCAGACCAGAGGAGGTCACGGGACTTTTTTCCTCTTAGGTGTACTTCTGGATCGGTATAAGGGTGTAGGACTGGGGTTCACCCCCGACAACGCCGATGGGGTGGGTGTGTGAACCAGTGAGCGTGTGAGTGTGCCCAAGCCCGCCGCCTGTGTCTGTAGTGGATGTGCCAAATGCTGCAAAGACTGGGCCAAAATCAGCACCTGTCGAGTATCCACTATCAAACTCTACTTTAGTTCCGTGGTTGTGGGCCGGAATCTGGTTGACAGTCAGGACAGTGGACCCTGTATCGCCTGAAGCAGGAGTTCCAATAGACACAGAAGGAGCCGTAGAAGCAGTTGACACACCAGCCGTCCCGGACATCTTGAGGAACGAGCCATAAAGCGCGGACATGGCCTGCCAACCTGGAGGAATAGTTACAGCAGAGTTGGGCCAGAAATTGACAGTTCCTTTTGGAACCACCCCAAGTTTACGGCAACGAACACCGTCCGTGTAGAACGAGAACTGTTCGTCTGGAGCCACAGTCACACCAGCACCAACGGCTGCGGCATTGTTAACAACCACAACCTGTGTGTTAGTTACCTTTGAACGAAGGGCGTAGAGCTTGGTAACAGAGTCAGGCAGAAGAACACTGATCTGTGTGCTAGGTGTGCCTTTCAAGACAAGCACAGCAGAACGGGCCTCGTCAGTGGCACCGTTGAGAGATGTCAAAGTAACGTTAGAACCGCCCGTAACGTTTACAGAAGTAATGGCAGCAATGGCTTGGTCAAGCAGGTTGTAGTTGTTGTTAGCCATGTTGGCCCAGCCTGCGGCGTAGTCGCCCTGTGCTGGTTCTTCAATACGTAGATTGGGAGAATATGTGCTGACCATGATCTATATTAGTTTTCCTGCTTAAGTGTGTTGACCTGAATATTAGTGGAATACGGCCCCATACCCTCATCTCTGCGGGCACGGCGGGCTTCGTTGTTGACACCTATCATTAAATTGACATACGATTGCTCGTGGTATTGCTTCAGTTCGCCGTTACGAGCGAAGTCAGCCATGTAAGACATGGAGGCATGGAACAGGGCGTCAGGCATCCATTCGGTGTAGGTGTTGGTCTGGTTGCTTGTCGAAAGACCAACAGGCTTTACTACGTGTGTAACGTCGATGGCGTAAGCTGCGTCAGGCGTAGGGCTTAAAAGGAACTGGGTATTGGAGTAGTCTGCGTAGTATTTAGGATTACCTACAGACGTGTTTGCGTAAGGCCAATATTTCTCACAGAACGAAACTGTGTTCTTGTTGAGGTTCTGTAGAGTACCAGCCGAGGTGGTGTAACGGATAGACTTCCCAAGACGATACCCGGTAGGTTTGTTGACCAGACGATTGTTGGCTGTAGCTGTTACCGTGGATGTCACCTCGATACCAGTGAAATCTGTCTCTCGGAGAAGTCTGAACTCAGCATTGGCAATGGCCGTAGGAATGTAGTTAGCCGTCTCCGTCGAGTCATCCTCAAGAGCTTCCTGGATTGCCGAGACGAGAGTGTTGTAAGATACGATACCGTTATTAGCCAAGACCGCCGTCCTTCTCTTTTTCCTTCATACGATCAAGAACGCTCAAATTGTGGTAGACAACCCAAGCGAACGGAGCCATGAACAGCAAGATAGCCCAGACCTGCGGAAAGGCCAGCCAACCAAACAACACAACAACACCTAGTTTGATTGACCAGCGATACGGACTAAGCACCGGCTGAAGCATGATCCACTTCATTACCGGGTTCTTTTCTACACCGCCACGGGAGATGATTTCATCAGTCAAGAGTGCATCCACCACGTTAAGTGTGAAGGCAACGAGAAAAAGGACGATATAGGTTTCCAGCACGGTTATTTAATCCTGATACCCAAAAGGTGGTGACTGCCAGTTAAGCTGGTTAGGCCACGTTGTTACGCCGGACGCGGCAGAGGTTCCGATCTGGATGATGAAGTCTTGGTCCCAAGTTATCACGTAGCCATCTTCCGTAGCTAGGTAATAGGGCTGGGTAATTGCTGCGTTCTGGTCAGGGCGTGCCCAACGGAGGGCAATGGCGTCCGTCCCATTGGCAGGGTAGTTCTGGGGATGGGCCACAAACGAGTACATACCATCGTTACATTCGTGGCAAACTTTCCAGCCTGTGCCCGGTTCCGTGGAAAGGGAGCCCCAAGGCTTTTTCCAGCCACAGCGGTCGCAGATAGCCTTGGCCCATCGCCCCGAGGCGTAGGTCTGTTGTTTGCCGCTACGGGACCGTGTGAACTGCCAAGCATCTGCCATTGTTAACCGTATCCGTAACCTTGGTATAGCGAAGCAGGCTTAATGACAAATGAGGTCAGTTCCCTATCTTCCTCGAAAGCAAGACGCAGTTGTTCGTTCCACTCATTCTTGAGGAACGCCAGCTTGTTCAAATCGAAGTTAGGCATCTTCTGTGCCATGTAGAAAGCAAGACCAGCCGTCACGCAAGGCAGATACCGGCGATGGATGTCCACTCCCTGATACATCTGGGTAATGTCATCGGGGTCTTCACAAGCGTAATAACTGATCTGGTAGGCCGTTCCTGACACCGGGACAGGCCACACCTTCAAGGTTATGTTGTTCAGGTTTTGAACCGTGGTGTATTGTGTGGGCTGACCCGTGGTTTCCTTTGTTGCAATGTTCTGGTAATCGAGGAACGATAGACGGTTCATGGCTAAGTCACGCCCTGAGACACGAATGACCGGACCAAGGATGTTTACTGTCCCGGCTGACAAGGTGTAATCGGCAACAGAAGAAGTAAGATTGAGAACCTTCTGTTCAATGGTGAACAACGGTTTTCCTCGGTTCATCAAGTCCTTCAGAACAAGGTTGAGGGACCGCATACACGAGTCTACTTCCTCTGCCGAGGTGAACTTGCCCCCGACACGTTCAAGAGCTTCGGTGATAAGCTCATCGACTTGAAGGGACCAGGACTTGGTGTTGCTAGGAGATACCATTAGGCAAGGCTCACTGAGGACCACGCCCCGGCACGGTAGGCATAAAGTTTGGAACCTACAACATCCATGACAATAGGAACAGCACCAGTCCTTACAGTCGGGACACCAGAGGGGACACCTGAGCAAGACGGGATGTAGAGGAATCCGTTAGTAGCGTTGGTGGCTAGAGCCGCCCCTGAAGACCAGACGAAGTTACCAAGATCATCGTAGTAACCAGCTAAAGACCAAGCGGAATTGTTACGTCTTTTGGCAAAACCAAATACCGTGGCAACACCACCACCATCGTCAATACATTTCAGATTGAAACCGTAACCACTTGCAAAGGTGGATGAAAGAAACTCTATGCCGTTTCGACCAGTAACGTTTGCAGTAGTTTGAAGGAATCGCAACTGTCCGGGAGATGTCGGTGTAGCAGAGCCTTCTGACACAGGGCTGAACAAGACAGTAGACACAGTGGTTACATGGTCGATGTTTGCTCCGTTCATTACAGAGAGTGCGCCGGTTATGTTAACACTGGCAGCGGACACGGCTCCGATTACTCTAAGACTTCCAGTCGTGGTCTTGCCTGAGACGTAGGCGTCTCTATTGGTGTAAATGTCATTAACTACCGAGACTGTGCTTCCGGCGGTAATAGCTCCATCGACCTTGGCTATTCCTGAGAAATTGGCACTGGCAGCGGACACAACCCCTATTACTGTAAGGGTTCCAGCCGTGGTCCTGCCTGAGACGTAGGCGTCCCTGCCTACATATAGATCGTCCGTCACAGAAAGGGTGGTCGTAATTGCCCGCAACTGGCTGGCAATGGCTGACTTGGTAATCCCGCCTTGGCTGATGACAAGCTGGTCGTTCCCATTTACCGAGGAGGCAACGGGAAGCTGTGCGTTTGATCTGGTAGGGATGTCAGCCACTTAATAAAGGTTCCCTCTTTTATTTAACCGTAAAGGACTGCACGAGCCACACCAGCCGTGCCGGTCTTGACGACACGAATCTGGTTATAAGGGACCGTTATAGAGCCGGGGGCGGTAAGTGTGGCCGATACGATAGCAATGTTAAAGACGGGTGCCCGGTCGGTCCGCTCGATGCGGCCTTGGATTGTCACCCAGTCCCCGGACTCAAGGGATACCGAATAAAGACCGTTGTATACGTTGAGATATTTCGTATCAAGATCGACCCAAGAACCAGCGCCAGCGGCAGAGGCTTCAAGGAGGGTGGTGGTATTGCGGGTAAAAGCTAGTTCTGCCATGTTGTTTTCTTTTTCTTTTGTCCTTGTTTGGTCTAAGTCTGGTTGTAGATAATACTTGGGTTTACTGGGTCTTTGCTACCCGTAGTAGTTGACTGTAGCACGGGCGGTAGTCCCGGTTTTTACGGCCCGAATATACGGGATAGCAGCGTCGATAGTCGCCATCTCCGGGGCATTGAACGGAGTTCCTAGATTATACCAAGTGACCTGATCGTTGGACCCCTGGATTTGAATGGTGTCAGTCGAGACAAGGGCTGTGACGTGGACAACGCCTTGGTAGACCGGAGACATATACTGGGTCTGCGTGCGGTAAGTGGCTCCGTCCCCCGCTGCTTGGCTGTTGTAAAGAATATAAGGTGTCTTGGTATAGCTTGCCATGTTGTTGTTGTTATCCGTAAACCGTCATTGTTGCCCAAGCAGCACCGTTCATCTTGACTGCTCGAATGTATTCAAAGTTCAACCCTTTATACCTTCTTTTCTCGGGAACCTTGAACTTGTCCCCAATCGTGGTCCAGTTGATACCGTCATTGCTGATCTGAACAAACAGGAAGTCCTTGTCCGACACCTTCGATACATCAATGACGATACCTTCCCGGTCTTTCCAGCCATAGACGTGCTTCATCTTGACGTGCTGGCTGCACCCGGAACTCTTTTGATTGATAAGGACTTGGCGGGTTTTCTTCATCCTTTTGGGGGTGAACCACCATTTGACCTTACGTCCAACTTTCTTTAGTGCTTTCCACATTTTCTTTATAGTTCCTTGAAAGTGAACAACGGACCTTTGTCTTTGATTGGGTAATCAAGAACAGGACCAGATACTCGGGCTACTTCCTTTTCGTTAGAGTATACCACACAACCGTTGGGTGCGTTAGAGAACAATAGACCGTTTTCTACCTTCATTACAGTTTTAACGTGACCCTTTATTGATATTTGTGGCATGTTGGTTTACTTGACAAACCTCCAAAGAAAATACGCAAGTGGGAGGGCTGCAACCAGCCCACTGATTAGACCATAAAGAAATCCAGCCCCGAACTTCATAACGTAGCCGCTGCCCTGAACAGGTCGTCCATCTGCTCACCGGTCATGCCAAGGGCCGCAGCCGCGCCCTCAACCAGCGGCGAGTGCCGTTCGATCACCGTGGCGTATTCCCACACGATCTTGGCAGGACCGCCAGCCTTGTCGATGAACGCCTCGACGGCATCGAGTGCCCCCATGCTGTCCAGCACCAGCCGGGCCTGAAGCGCCGTGATAGTCTCAGGGACCGCCGGTATCTCCTGATCTGGCTCCGGCACGGGCGTAGGTGCGGGGTCGAACCACTTGGGAAAGTCCTTTGTGATTTCCTCTGCGACACGGTAGCCGCACGGCTCGGGCAGGGTGAGCGGATTGCCGTCCTTGTCAAACAGTCCGAGGACAAAGCCGCCCTCGATTGTGCGGTAGAACGAGCCTTTTCCACCGTATTCAAACTCCAGACGTTCAAGTGTTTTTGTCATCGCTGTCACCATGCCACGATATACACGAAGCCGGGGCCGCCATTGCCACCAGCGCCACCGGTCGTGCCAGCACCGCCGCCACCACCGCCGCAGCCCCAGCCGCCATCACCACCGCGACCGCCTGCTACGACACCGCCCGAGTTGCCGCCAGCCCCACCTTGTGACCCGCTAGGAAACAGGGTATCACCCCAAAATGTTCTGCCGTGGGTGCCAGCCAGACCGGCACCGGGCAATTGCGCCGGAGCAATCCAGAACCCGGTCGTGCCTGTGATAGACGGCGAGCCACCAGAGCCGCCCGCTGCAACAACGTCGCCGGTTGTAACACCAGCGCCGCTGCCACCGGCGCAAGCGAAAGGCAAAACCTGAATCGCTCCACTTGTCCCGACACCCGATACGCCGCCGTTTACGCCCGCTGCACCCGACGATGTGGTCAACTGACCGAGATGGGTAATCCAAGATGCGGAAAAGCTGGTCGGGATCGTGTTGGCACCACCCTGCGTCCCACCCGCCGCGCCGGTGCCCGCTGTTGGAGCCGCAGCGGCTGTGCAAAGCCCTTGCGTAATACGTGTGCTTGAGGGCTGAGACAGGAAAGTAATAGCCCCAGCCGAAGGCCCGACACCGGGTGAGCCTGCCGCGCCACCAAGGCCGCCATTGGAAGGCCGGATGATGATCTGGTTCGGCAAGAACAGCGCGGGCATAATGAAGCGCCCGAAACCGCCACCGCCACCGCTGCCCCCGCCACCGCCTTGAGCACCAGAGGCGCGCGTGAACCCACCAGCACCACCGGCCCCGCCGTTCTGGATGAACATATAGACGAAGCTCGCCCCGACAGGCTTGGTCCAGACGTATTCCTTTTCAGTGGCCGCGACGCCATTACCGCCGACGAACAAATCTTCTCCGAGAAGATTGCCCTTCGGAGCCCTACCCATGTTGAACATGGTCATGGGTTAGTACTTCCCGCCGACGCCGGTGAAGTTCCAGCCATTCGCCACCGCCGTCGCAATCGTGATGTAGACCCGGTATCCGGGCGGCAGGGCAATGTTCATCGGGATAGACTGCACGCCGACCTGTGCGGTCGAGGAAGCCGTGGTCGCAGCAAGCGTCGCCTCTGCAAAGAGCGACTGGTTGGTCGCCGTGCCGGTTGTAGAGCCGTTGTTAATCCACACCCGCGCGACCGTCTGGACGTTGTTGCCTGCCGGGCTGGTCTTGCACTGGATGTATTGAAGGAAGCTGCCCTCGGTCGCATCCGCCGTGAAGCAAAGCAGGACCGTGCCCGAGGTCAGATCGGCGGTCGTGTTCGCCGTCGTCAGGTAGCCGGTGCCAATATCGGTCTGGCCCTGACGAATGAAGATAGGATTTGTATTAACTGCCATTAGTTCCTCGTTTTGTTATTATTATTATTAAAATGTGACATAGCGTTGAGATACAACTTGACTGAGAGTAATTCCACCGCCACCACCTCCACCCGTTGCCGATACCAGAACGTCGATACGGTTACTTGAAGCATTGGCTGAAGTGGAGATAGCCAGTGTTCCACCAGCGATAAAGTTAAGCATTGGCCTGGACCCAACAGTTGTCCCGGCATTAAGCACTTGGATACGTTGGATAGTTGTATCATCTACAACTGTTAGCGTTCTATCCGCAGTTAGATTGCCACCTCCGGTCAGACCTGTGCCAGCAGTAATCGTTCTCGTTTGTGGAACATTATTATCGTATTGTGATTTCAGTGCGCCAGTTAACAGACCAGCAGCCGTCGATGTAGCGGCTGGAACAGTGGCGTCTGTGCCTGTATCGCTCGTAATATCCAACGTGGTGCCAGTGATATTGGCAACACCAAGATTGGTTCCGGCCCCTGCACCGCCCGTTGCTGAGATAAGAACATCAATACGATTAGAAGATAGATTGGCCGAAGTGGAGATAGCCAGTGTTCCACCGGCAATGAAATTAAGCATCGACCGGGCACCGACCGTGGTTCCGGCGTTAAGTACTTGAATTTGCTGGATAGTTGTGTCGTTAACTACCGAGATGGTTCTGTTTGCCGACAGATCGCCGCCACCAGTCAGACCAGTGCCAGCAACGATTGACGTAGCGGCAAGAGCAAACAGGGCTGTGTTGACGATTGGAGCCGAGACATTGATGTCGATACGGTTACCAGATGGATTAGCCGATACATTGACTTGAACTGCACCGCCTTCAGTGAAGTTAAGGAACGGACGTTCACCTGTCGTGACACCCGCCTTCTGGACTTGCACCCGTTGGACAGTAGAGTCAGGAACCACGGCAAGGGTCCGTGAGGTAGTCAGATCGCCGCCCCCGGTCAGACCAGTCCCGGCAATGATCGAGACTGCGGCTTCTGCTGCCCCAATATAGGTCCGTGCGGCCCCTGTGTTCAGGATATTAAGGAACCCACGGCCAAAGGGAAGGGACGGGGTAACAGACATAGCCGTGGGAGACGAGAAATAAGCAAAGCCTTCAGACGAACCAGAGACACCGCTGAGGGCCGATAGATTGGAGTTGGCTGGTTGTGCCCCCACGTCCCCGGCAGAGGGCATAGGGTGAACGTGGTCCTGTCTGCTGGCCTCGGTAGCAACACCAGCCGAGGCACTCCCGAGAGAGACGGCGGGAGTGTTGCTTAGAGGTGTTCCTGAACCCCCTGTAGCCGCTGAGATGAGAACATCAACCCGATTACCGGATGGATTAGCTGAGGTAGAGATAGCCAAAGACCCACCAGAAATGAAGTTAAGCATTGACCGGGCACCAACAGTTGTTCCGGCGTTGAGCACCTGGATTTGCTGGATGGTCGTATCGTTGACTACGGCAAAAGAGCGGTTAGTAGTTAGATCACCGCCCCCGGTTAGACCTGTGCCCGCAGTAAGGGTGCGGATTTGGGGGACGTTGTTATCGTATTGTGATTTAAGTGTTGCGGTCAGAAGGCCCGCTGCAATAGAGGTAGCAGCCGGAACTGTAGCATCTGAACCTGTATCAGAAGTGATGTCAAGAGTTGTTGCCGTAATATTGGCAACACCAAGGTTTGTTCCGCCAGCACCACCCGTGGCTGACAAAAGAACGTCAATCCTGTTGCCTGACGGGTTAGCTGAAGTAGCTACAGTAAGAGTGCCACCACCGATGAAGTTAAGCATCGACCGGGCACCAACTGTGGTCCCGGCGTTAAGTACTTGAATTTGTTGGATAGTTGTGTCGTTGACTACCGAGATGGTCCGGTTGGCGGATAGATCACCACCACCTGTCAGACCTGTTCCTGCTGTGATCGAGGTGGCAGCAAAGGCAAAGTCACCGGGAACGTAAACAGCAAAGGCTGTGAGATTGGCGCTGGAGGTTTGTGCCCCTATCTGGGTAGGAGTGGGATAAGGGTGAACGTGGTCGTAACGAGAGAGTTCCGTTGAGACGCCGGGGGCACCGGAGACGCCAAGAGGAAGGGCGGGAATGTCAGAGGGCGTGCCACCAGCACCGCCAATGGGAAAGAACCCTTTTACGCCACTGGCATCCGTGCCGTAGTATTCGGAGTTACCGGGGTTGATTTCATCGTTGACAAGTTGTAACGGATCGACAGGTGTCCCATCGCCGGTAATGGATTTACCAGCCGTTGCAATTGTTTGCTTGGTAAGGGAGCGTAGGCCGAGACTTTCCACGATGTCCGCAAGTTTACTTTGTTGATATTATTGTTTGCTAGTTTAACAAAAAAAGGAAAAAAGGGGGACAGCCAAGCCATCCCCCAATTCTATTTTCCCCCTTTTAGACTAAAAGGTTAGCTACCGGCGCTCCCGACAAAACCGCGCCAGTCACCCCAACCGAACGCATAACGCTCACGGGCCTTGTAGCGCATGTTGCCGGTCGTGAACTCACCTTCCATGGCGGTCTGTAGCTTGACACGGTTGAACATGATCGTGCCGAGCGGAACGTCCGTCTTGACAAACCAGGCATCGCTGTCCACGAAGCGGGTGTTCGTGAAGAAACCACGGGGGAAATACTTACCCTTCATGATCGCGTTGATCTGGTTCTGGTTGGTGACACCAGTGGTCGAGTTCGTGGCGTTGACCGTGGTGTACTCGGTCTGGAGAATCTGCATCGCCGTGAACTCGTTCTCGGGGGCAACGTGCAGGCTAAGAGCCTTGGCGTTGATCAGGATACCACGGTCGTCCGTCATGCGACGGATGCGGGTAATGGCGTCCTGAAGGCCCGTCTCGGAAAGATCGCCAGTGATGAGGTTTGACTGGTTGACACCGATGACCGATGGGTGCGAGGCCGAGAACAAAGGCTGACCGTCACCGCCAAGGCGGCTGGTCGAGAAGCCAAGGTTGAACACGTTGGCAGCCTTGGTTTCCTTGGCAGCCGACATGGACCGGCCAAGCTGCTGTGCCTGGAACATGGCCTTGGTTTCATAAAGGTTGTCCTCCATGGCTTCCTCGGTGATCTGGAAGCCAAGAGCAATGGTTTCCATATCCCAACGAGCCGTGTAGGTTTCCTGTGCGTCATCGAAGTCCACAGCCGAGCCTTCAGGCTTGGTGGCTGCGATACCGAAGCCGGTCATCATAACCTGCTCCTCGAACGCACGGACCGAGTTCTTGATCTCGAACAGTGCCTTGTGCTCGCCAGAGTTTTCACCGTATGAAACACCGAGGATGGCGTTCAGGCCGGGAACTAGCTGCTTGGCGATATTAGCGCGGGTAATCGTCATATCTTATCTCTACTTTCCTTTGTTTCTATTCAATTAATCGCGCGCATACAGATGCTTGGCGATGATGACCTGAACCTTGGTGAGAGCCGACTGCCAAGTATTGGACAGATCGCCATCTTCATCCGGGGCTGCCGAGACACCTGCACCAACCTGATTGTCATAGGTGACGACACCAACGATGCGGAAAGCCGCGTTCGTGACCGAGGTGCCAGTGCCAAGAGACAGGGCGGCATTGGAACGGCCCGAGTAGCTGGAACCCGTGGTGTTGTTACCGACCTGAGCGTAAG